CTTCATCCGAAAGGACCATGCTATTAGCATGTACTGCGTAACCACGTCAATACAGAGTACCTCAACGATGAGGAAGCCTATCAGGCTTAACTAGACTATATGTCTTAACTTCCCATTTGGATTTTCCGGGACTTAACAAGTTGTTAAGGGATGTACAGTCAGCTACTACCGCGGTAGTAGATACTGGCTCATCCGGTTCGAGGATTTCTTCCTCAAACTCCGAGCGAATACGCGCTAAGTACATGCTAACCGCATGTTGGAGGAATTCCTCTTTCGACCTGGACGGTCGATCAACGCCACGAAAGCGTTTCAGGTGGCAAAACAATGTCGGACCTGATGAGACGATGTCCCCACCACAAACAGATTTGTGGACAAAAGTTTTTAACTTCTTGGTAAATTGCCAATGAATCTCATCGATTGTAGTCAGAGTTGACTCGCGAAAAGGGATATGAGAAGTCCCCGTTCTGACAGATTGCCAAAACCTATTTAGGTTATTCACATATTTGTGAAAGGAGAGTTTCTCCTTCTTGGTTACACCTTCGGTAAAGGCCTTAAAAAAGGTCTGTTCTCTTTCCCAAGTGTCGAGTAGAGTTTCGAGTGGCAAAAAGCCATATTTCTCAAAGAAAAACTCAGTAGTGAGCACCACGTGCGGCTTACCAGTCGTACGTGAGATCGGTATATCCTCTCTATGCATCAATGACGCATAACTCATAATAGAGTCGAGGGAATACATCCCTTTAAGATCCTCCGGATCAAAATGGGCTCGAAATTCGAGTCCTTCGTTAATAACGATTGAAGATATGTTCTTCTTCCAAATTTCGGAGAAACAGGGAGTTTGGAGAGCTCTCCTTGTGTTAGAATTAATTTCTTTTATGCGAATTGCATAAGTGAAAAAGTCTACAACTGATGCTTCGCCTAGCATCCAGTCAACGAAACTTAATTCATAGGAAAAGAATTTCCTGGCCCTAGTTAAGGACATGGGATAATTAATCCCTCCCATAGATGTGGGTAAGAAGATAGGTAGGCCGAAGGCCTTCCGAACGTCCTTAGGGTAAAAACCCTTTACAAACATAGCTGTATACATCTCTCGGGCGCTGTTGACCGAGCATGATGCCCTATTAGGGTGAGTCTGGCTAAGCCAACCAAGCTGCACATAAAGCTGTGAGCCTTTCCCAATTATGGAACTCCGATTATCGGAATGGAACCTACAAGACGAGGTTAAAAGCTTGGCTTTAATCACATCCAAATATTGGATGTGTTTTCCATCTAGGAAAGTATGGTTTTCAGCCAATACACCATGGTATTTAGATACCGTGTTCTTCCCTGGAGAAGGCTTTCCATTGGAAACGACATAAACAGAGTTTATGATGGCGAACGCGCCAGGGAGTTGAGTTAACTCGTATCGGTCATCTCCGACAATACAGACGTATCCAGTTGGCATGGGGCCTGCGCTAACAAATCTTGTTAAGTCAAATTTTTGATAAGCAGTTAATGAACTGTGAAGCATAAAAGCGCTTATTTCTGTTACACACAAGTTGTAAAGAGACAATCCCATAAAGGACATCGGTTCCCCTTGGAAGCTTCCACAAGCGTGGATACCCATTTGGGTTTCGTTACTTTCCTTGAAGTAAATCGAATGATTAATCATTATCATATTCTTTAAAGAATACAGGGGATGTCCCTCGTCAAGACCCATATTAGGTAATGACCCAGACCAAATTGCGTCCAGAATTTCATGAGGAATTAAATCAGTCGCTTTCGACAGATCAGTACTAATATTGTACCAGCTTTCATCAAAGCGAACCCCCTTAACTAGTTTAAGGAAGTCCCACAAAATGTAGGACGATTTGAGCCCGAGACCAACTCTACCGTCAGAGGCCAAACTTTCCGCAATCGGATGCCTTAGTAAGGCTTGTAGTATTACTACGAAACACTTGTTTTTTGTAAGAGTACGCGACTTCCAACCGGGCTCTTCCAAGGCCATCATCTTGGCCGGGATAACTTTATCCTGAACCCAAATCTTTAAACCGGGTTCTGCAAAAATTGCAAGATCCGCAAACATCGGATCATGGCGCCTACCGGCCAGGTCAACAAAATGACCATACTCGAGAGATTGGGACCAGGCCCAAAGGACAACAATGTCCCCGAGTACCTCATTAAAAAAGGTGTATCGAGGATCTCCATGAAGAGACTCGATATCTACATTATATGTAAAAAAACCGAATGGATTTGCATTTGGGAGATCCCATTGTGCACCCTTATTCACCTCAGGGTTGAGATAAGTATCTCTATAAGCTATATTGCCAAACAACAATGGTCTTGTTGCTGTGCAGGCAGAAGCAATCGGGTCTCCTATCCGAATGTTCTCCCCGAACAAACGTCTTTTACGTCTATTGTTAACAACAAATGCGACTCCTTCGGAGTAGACGCACCGACCAAATGGGTCGTACCCAATCTCGGGTATAACAGGCAGTAAGTCCAACCGTTCTCCTATGTCAACAGATAGGAGGGAATTAATTTCTTCAACGACAAAACTTGCCGCACCGCCTTGATCGGTATTGCGTTCAAAACACGCAGTGGCATTAATGCTACAGTGTGATACACTAGGTATTCTCTTTAGGCGAGAAGAGACACGTATAGCCGCCATATGGAAGGCTTGGACCCAAAAAGGGTCCACATCGGGACGTGTAGTCAGGATTCTGAAGGAATCCTCGGCATCTAAAATAGCTAACTCCTTCGAAGGTGGAGGAAGCGCCCGGCCGAAACCACTCATAGTGGCTAATGTGTGAACATGAACCTTTGTAGGTTCAAGCAAATACGCTTTGCGTAGCGAACTTAGGCTACCACCAAACCAGGTGAAGTCCTGAAATTCAGGGCCAGACCCCGGTAGAGGGTCTATACGTCTTGGCTTCTCGACTTCGTTCGAGAATGCTCCATAGTATACTATCCATCCGGATAACCTCTTAATTAGAGTTATGGTTCTATCGATACCAGGCCAAGTTGGTCGGATGCCGGCACCAGGCCGGTCAACAGGTTCGACCCATCGAACCTCGTTGAAACAGCTCCTAAAGAACCATTTCTTGAAGGAAATTCCTTCGAGGAGAAGCTCCTCGTCCATACTAAGGATGTCGCCCGTTAGTAGGGTGTTCGTCAGAACAGTCGAGCCAAGGGCCCGCCACGCGTACATAGCGCGATCGTATAAACGATCCAGCCGAGAGTCTTCTTCGTCTCTTGCGACAATATCCTTTGTCAATCGGTCATATGACCCGATCATGATGTCTACAAACAGATCTCGTGGTCCCTTATCTAGGGATAAGAGGATTTCCCTCTTTTTGGGCGCGACATTGCGCCGTAGCAGAATCTGCTTCTTCGTGACACGGTATTCCAGACTCAGAAGACTGGTCCACAGCGACACCAATGCTAAATTAGCATGTTTAGCGGAATCCGCGAGCAGTGGATCCTCGGATCGCACCTCACCTGACTTAGGTGGGCCTTTCATGGCAAAGCAAA